TTGGCGTTTTTTTTTAATATCATCTATTGAATTTAGAGTATCTGAACAGATACATTGTTCCCATCCCAATCACAAAGCCGAGAATCAGCACCCAAAAAATGGGCTTTTCTTTCTGTGATTTGTACTTCGCCACCTCAATCTTTTGCACCTGTCGAATGGTGTCACGCTTGAGCTTGTAGTGAATGCGCTCCTGGTACTTTGTCAATGGCACAAAAGACGTCTTATAACGCACGATTGTATCCTTGGTGGTGTGATAGTACTCATACACAATTTTATTGTCTACAATCACCGGAAAAGAGTCTACTGAAGTGATGCGGATGGTATCAGATACGCTGTCGCAGCGATACCCTTTCTTGATTGCTTTGCGCACATGATAGTTGGCGGTGCAAGATGTCGCAAATATTGTCACAATTAGTGACAGAATAGTGATTAAATTCCTCATAAGCTCTTGAGCATTTCAATCATGCGAGGGCATGGATAGATGTCACTCTTGTCCTTTCTGACCGAATTGTGAGTATATATACCAGGAGTGCCCATGAATGCCTCCTTGTCAAGTGAGAATATCTGCTCTCTATATTCATTCGGTATGCCATACGTCTTGCACAAATACACCACCAATTGACGAGTGCTTTCGATTTGAGCATCTGTATATTTGTACCAGTGCTTGAATCCCTTGAATGGTTTGTCTAAAGTGGTGACCATAGATTCTGGTACTCGAGCATTGACATAGTTGTAAAATTTACCATCCTTTTCCTTGAGGTATCCCCAGTTGCATACCTCGATTCCAACAGATGTCTTGTCAAGATTTCGATATGGTGCACCTTGACCTTTGAATTCTGATTTACTTATGCCGAGATGCCATGCCCAATGCTTGGAGCTGAAGCACTGCACAATCAATCCATCTTGACCAACCACAAAGGCAGTGGCAATCCTCTCCTTGGTGCCATTCCAATACCTACTGACTGCCTCAGCATTGCCGTTGCCAGCAGTGTGGTGTAGATAGATTTGATTCTTGGCTGACTCTTCTGCAAAGAACTGCGAATCTTTGAGCCTTACTTGCTTGATTTTGGAGATGTCTAATTCCATATGTTTCATAATAAACCCCGACAACAATATCATCGGGGGGTTCTCGGTGTTCGTTTATATCGAGCAGTCGAGTGGAGTTACTTCCAGCTGTCGAGCTCTTCTTTTGATCGTGTGACGAATTTACGCATCGCAGCCAGTATGTTCTTGCCGGTCACGCTTTCATAAGATTCGTTAATGCTTTTGACTTCCACTATCACGCAAAAGAAAGCCACAAATTTTGTCATGATGAGCTCAACAGAAATGAAATGAGCGATGATATCACCAGCGATGTACTTCTCAATTAGGAATGTGAAGATGATGCCGCCACAATAAAGCAATGACTTTCCGATTGTATCAGATAGTCTGCGAGATTTGAATGCTTGCCAGCCTCCTTTTTTTACGCTGCGCCATACTCCGAATATGGTGTCAATGAATATGGCAAGAATGGCAACCAATACAAGCGGTTGCACTGGTGCGAGTATAGTGAAGAATGAAGCGGTCAAAAGTAGTATGGTGTTTTTCATCAGATGACGAGAATTTGATTGTTGTATCCGTTGTTGCGTGGATATCCACAGTTCCAGGCACCATTCATGAAGCAGTCACCGATGCACTGCACGCACTCAATTTGTGGTCGAAGGTCAGTGTCACGATTTTCATGGCTGATGAAGATAGGATATTCTGCTCGGTTTTTCACCAGGTATCTGATGAGGCGCATCTCAAAGAATGAAGCCTTCTGTGCATAGTGCTCCATGCCGAATGCCACCTCACTGCGAGATACTGGCTGTGAGAAGTCACCACTCTGCTGCTGGAGACCTTTATTCTTGAGCTGATATGTCAAACCAAATACAGCATCTTCAGCAGACCTCCATGCGATGACCGGCTGAATGAAAGCCACAAGCTGCTCCTCTTCTGGAGTCAAGGTCTGGTCATTGTATGCCTCGAGCAAATGGTTGTAGAATACGGTGCCCAATATCGGCATCACTCGGAGCTGTGCTTGAGTGGCTACATATGGGAACACATCAGTCACATCCACATTGGCGGTGATTGGTGTGTTGGTCTTGAGATAGTTTTCTGTGATAAAATACAACATTACGCTTGAGGTGTTTGAGGTTGTGCTGCTGCTTGTGCTTGAGTGAGGTCACCACCTTCAATCGGTGGAAGTGATGCGAGTGCTCTGACCTCATTGACAGTCATCTGCTCGAGTACTTTGGTAGCAACCAATGGGCTCATTGCATTGAGTGCATCAGATGTCTTGCTGGCATCTCCTTCGATTTCAACGATTGACTCATTGATGATTTGGAAGTTGTTGATTTTGAAGTCAGCGAAGCCGAGCTTGGCGATATGCATAATCTCATTGAAGATATCTTGCACCTGCTCTCTGAGCGGCATCACGACATTCTTTTCAAAGATGACATATGCTTGCTTGATGTCGCTACCAGAACCAAGAGAGCCAGTAGTGCGGACACCCATCAAGATTGGGTCGATGGTGTGAGCGAAACAGATTTGCTCTGTGTTCAATGCGGATGCTTCCTGGAAGAGCTTGTCATTCGAGTTGGTTGGGCAAGTGTTTACAAGTGGGCACGGTCACGTTGTAGTGGTTGAAGATAATATACAGCTCACTGGAGAGAATAAAAAGCTCACCAAGAGCGTGAATAAATTGAAGGCAGAAAACCAAGAGCTCACAGAGGACAAAGAAAACCTTGAGCAGATGGTGTCTGAAGTGATAGGAGATTTGGATAGCACCAAGTCTGTGGTTAAGGACATCAAAAATGAATTGAAAAATGAAAAGGATATTGTTCGTAGGCAGTCTACTGGTAGGGAGTTTGAGTTTCAGCCAATCACGTTACCCACTTCAGACGATAATTGACGGCGACTCAGTTGTCATTCTTACCAAAGCGCAGGCTGATACGATAAACGCAATATTCGAAAGCCAAAAGGCTAAGATTTCAAAATTCAAATCCGATGTAAAGACAAAGGATTCCATCATATCAGTCAGAGATACCGTGCTGATGTTCTACACCTCAAAATATACTGAGTACAGAACCATCATAGAAACTCAGATTGTGCGTGAGGACAAACTTGACACCATCAGAGGATGGTTGATTGATAGAGCAAAGGAAAGTTCATGGCTCTATTTCTCATATCTGAACAATGAAATCGTAGCCGTTGACCTCTCTGACTACGTTGTGAGAAAGGATGACTACACTGGAGATATAATCTTCTACAAAAGAACTGAAGATTGCCCGAATGATGATAAACAAAAAGAGCCACCTCTTGGTTGGCACACTGATATTGTAAAACCAAAAAGACCTAAACTAAATATTTTTAAGCTATGAAAAAATTCTTCACCGATTTGATTTCAGATGACAACCAAATTAACGAGCAAGCCTTTGTTGGTGTCATCTCGTTTTTTGCTATGGTGTTTGTGTTGCTGACAGATGTAGTGACAGGAATCATTGGCAATGAGCTCGTGATTAAAGAATTCATTTTCGATGGATTCATGCTGCTCACATTGGGAGCATTCGGCATCACAACTGCTGGTCGTATTGTAAAACTCAAAAACAAAGATAAAGATGCAACTAAGTAAAAACCTATCACTCGCAGAAGTAACTCGCAGCGAAACTGCAAAACGTCGTGGCATTTCAAATATGCCTACACCTGAACATCTTGAGAACTTCAAGAAATTGGCTGAGAATGTCTTTCAACCAATCCGTGAACACTTCGGTAAGCCAATCCATATCTCATCCGGGTACAGAAGCAAAGCGTTGAATACTGCTGTTGGGGGCTCATTGTCCAGGCAACATTGCACGGGTGAAGCGATTGATATTGACATGGATGGTACTGACATTACAAATGCTCAGATCTTCCACTTCATCAAGGACAATCTAGAGTTTGACCAAATGATTTGGGAATTTGGAACAGATACTAATCCTGACTGGGTTCATGTTAGTTATGAGTCTACCGGTAAACAACGCAAACAAATTCTTGTTGCTAAGCGTTCAGGAAGTAAGACTGTTTACGTTCCATACAAGTAACATTTTTTTTGTTAACTTTGCTACATGAAGAAAATTGAGTAGTCAGCAAAGAAGAGTGTTAAGGTAAGTCGCCCAGGCGTTCATGCTAAGACAAAGACATCTTGTTTAAAGTCTTCAAAAAGTTACAAAAAGAAATATAAAGGCCAAGGACGATGAAAGTACAAAACTATATTACTGAAACACCAAGCACAGCATCAAAAGTATTCGGCACAAACGCTGCTGGAAACACAGTTAATTATGAGGTACCTGCTTTATTGGCCTTAAATCAAACCCCTTCAGTTATTTTAACAAATGCGCTAACTGCCGCTACGTTGACAAACGTAAACACATACTTCACAGGAACAGCTGGGCCGTCTTTTGCAGTCACTCTTCCAGCCGCTAGCTCAAACTTAGATGGCGTCAAATATGTTGTTATGTCAACAGCTACTCGCGCAACAACAACTTGGTCTTCAAGTGGCGCGTCAGTTGTTGGTGCCCCGTCTACACTTACGGCAAATACACCGGTATGCTTGCAATACAGCCATGCATTTTTAACTTGGTATATATCTTTGTAACATGGCAGTAATTCCATCAAATCAAGTCCTTTCGGGTATAACATTTGCCCAAAGCACAGCCGAGAACCGAGCCGTGGCCAATAGCGCAACGGGAGGCACGGTGACGAGCCTAAAGAATATCATCACTCCTGTGTCTTTGGAGACAGGAAGGATAGATTACCAAACTGGTAGCCCCACTGTAACCGGCATTGGAACGGAGTTTCTCACTGATTTTGAGGCAGGGCAATATTTGTTTGCCTATGATAGAATAACGGCTGCGCCTGCTCTTCTTGGTAAAATACAGGCCATAGGAAGCGACACCTCTCTCACCTTGACAGACAATGCT